GATCATCGATTCTGGGTTATTCTTCATAAAGCAATGAAGAGTGATAAGCTCGATGAGAGTGTTGAGGTTGTTCGCAAGCAAGTTAAGTCTGCTCCTAAAACCGTTAAATCCAAAAAGCCGATTAAGCGCACAAGTCAAGAGGCTGACAAAGCTAGACAGCGATTAAAAGCGTCTGGTGGGAAAAGCAACGATGACGTTGTTGCGATTATGAAAGCAAAACGAAATAGGTGATATTATGCCACAACCAGCTGATACCTTTAGTTCATACGATGCGGTAGGCAACCGCGAAGACTTGTCAGATGTTATTCATGACATCTCCCCAACGTCAACCCCATTTATGACGGGGATTGCAAAATCTGTAGCAACAGCTACAAACCACGAATGGCAAACAGATTCACTAGCGGCAGCGTCAAGTGGTAATGCTGTTATTGAAGGCGACGATGCAACAACAGACGCATCTACTCCGACTGTGCGCCTTGGAAACTACACGCAAATTCTTGATAAGGTTCCCCGCGTTACCGGCACTCAGCGATCAAATGATTCCGCTGGGCGAGGTGATGAGATGGACTATCAGGTGGCCAAGCGGATGAAAGAGATCAAGCGTGATCTTGAGTCATCCTTGTTAGCCAATAACGCAAAAGTTGCAGGTGATGACACCACGGCGCGTGAAATGGCAGGTGCTGAATCGTGGATTGCTACTAACACCTCTCTTGGTGGCGGCGGTGCTGATCCTACGGGCGATGGTACGGATGCCCGCACAGACGGCACACAGCGAGCGTTTACCGATACTCTGCTTGACCCTGTTCTGGCGTCTATTGCTGATGCAGGTGGCGAACCAACTAAGATTATGGTCGGCTCGTTTAACAAGCAGGCAATGTCAGCGTTTACAGGTAATGCACCTCGGCGTGTTGACGGCATGGAGCAAGTTCTTTCACAGGCTGTATTCGTGTATCGTTCTGACTTCGGTGATCTTGAGATCGAATTTAACCGCTTCCAGCGTGCGCGATCTGCGCTTATCCTTGATATGGATATGTGGGCGCTTGCTGACCTTCGTTCGATTGCCAGCTATGACCTAGCTAAAACTGGTGATACTGACCGTAAGCAGATTATCTGGGAGACTACTTTAGAGTGTCGCCAAGAGGCTGCAAACGGCATTGTTGCTGACCTTACCACTTCGTAATAATGGGGGCTTCGGCCCCTTTTTGAGGTTTTTATGACTGATCAAACTAGAATGCGCCGAGAGAAAGTTTTGGTACTTCGCACAATTAACTGTGATCCTGAAGTTGATTCACTTGATGGCCCGAACCCTGTTAAAATAAAAGCAGGTGAAGTGGTAGCGCTTCCTCCTGTTGTGATAGCCCACTACCAGCGCAATAAATGCGTGACGCGGGACTTACCTTTAGAGGCATAGTATGGCCGGTAGATTCTTTGATTATGATCCTGTTACAGGCATAACCGAAACGTTTCACAAAACTGATAAGGGTTTTGTTATCCAGACATCTCAGGATGTTGAGAAAACCTTGGATTTTGCAAAGTATATGCGTGCCGAAGATACGGGGCATTATCGTGATGCAAACTATCATCCAGTGGCGGCGATACCTTATGTTCTAATCCAGAAATGGACAGATGAGCTAGGGGATAACCCATTAGCAAAGCACAATCGAAAGTGGCTTATTGCTAAGCTGAATGACCCTGATAACAAATTTCTGAGACTTAAAGGCGGCAAGCTTTAGATGGCTCTCGACAGTTATGACAACTTAAAAGCGGCTGTTGTTCGGATGGTAGGCCGAAACGACATTGCTTTGAATGTGTTCGATGAAGCTTTATCTATTGCAGACAAAGACGTCTACGCGAATTCTGTCACACCTTTGCGTATTCGAGAGATGGAAACTAGGTCTACCGCTTCTGCGCCAACAGATAGCCGATTTATGGCGCTTCCTGATGGGTTCTTGATGATGAGGCGATTAAAGATTAATGCCGCCTTGAGGGATCACGACATAAAATACATGACCCCAGAGCAATTGAGCATTAATGGCTCTTCTGGAATGCCTCGGTATTTCACGGTCACATCTCAGCTTGAATTTGACCGCGTGCCTGATTCTGATTACACGATAGAGATGCAGTATTTTAGGCGCTTCGGTATCATCTCGGGTACGAACGCAACAAACACTGTTTTGGCTAACTTTCCGTCGATCTACCTGTACGGCATTTTGTCTTACTGTCATAAGTTTGGCGCGGAAGAAGAAACAGCGAATTACTATTACGATCAATTCATTAACGCTATAGCTGGCGCAAACAAGCAAGATAGGCGCGGCAGGTATGGCCCTAATCCAGTACAGCGAATTGAAGGAGTGACGCCATAATGCCTATGAAATGCTACGGCAAAGGCCGAAAGAAGAAAGGCAAATAGCTTGTGCCCCGTTCCCGCGCATTCACAGAAATAGCGTACCCCATTGTTGGGGGGTCATACAAAGATGCCTCCAAGCCCTTATCGCAACAAAGAACCTTAAATATGTATCTTGAGACAACCAAAGCCGGAAGGGCTGATGCTGTCTTAAAATCATGGTATGGGCTTAATAGATTGACGACGGGTGCGGCGAGAGAATTTGATAGGGGTATACACGAAAAGACTTTCATGGGCTTAGGCTACCAAGTTTCAGGCTCTACGCTATATAGCTTTAATTCGTCGTTTACCAAAACATCAATTGGAAGTATTGCGGGAGGTGATCAAGTATCTTTTGCGGACAATGGCGTTGTTCTAGTAATAGTCGGCGGCAATGCCGCGTATTCGTATGACGGGACTACCCTATCAACAATATCACTAAGTTTCACCCCTACCGCCGTTAGCTATCTAAACAACCAGTTTATATACACTGCGACAAATGGGCGGGTTTACATATCGACGCCCGGCTTAACCTCTGTTATTGCCGGTAATAGCTTTAGCCCTGATAGCTCCAGTGATAACCTGCTGAGGTCGTATGTTTTTGACCAATTTGTACTTAACTTCTCTGAATTGACTGTTGAGCCTTGGGAAAATACGGCTTCAGGCATCCCGCCTGTTGAGCGAATGGATGGGGTTATTCAAGAAGACACAGGGTTAGCAGGGGTGGACGCGGTATCAAGCACCTCTCAAGCTGTTTACTTTTTAGGGTCTGATGGCGAGCCATATCAAATGACCAACTTTCAGACCAGAAAGATAGGTGATGCGGCTGTATCAAGAGCGATTCAAGACTATTCGAATATTTCAGATTGCCGTGTATTCCATGTTGCGTTTGGCGCTCAAGACTTCATTCAGTGGCACTTTCCATCGCAAGGAAAGGTGTGGATGTATTCGCAACAAACGGAAATTTGGTCTGAGTTAGACCACGATAAAGACGAAAAGCGATATATCGGCAACTCAATTGCTAGGCTTTTCGGGAAAATAGTTGTCGGTCATAACCGTGACGGCCATTTGCTCGAGTTGTCACCCTCTGTATATCAAAATGATGGCGTGTTAATGGCTAGAGAGCGTATAGCTAGGCCGTTGAGCGGCGAGCAATTGGGTAAGCCGCGTCAACGAGTTCAGTTTAGCGCTATCGAGTTCTCAATGGGTACAGGCGTTGGTGCCCCAATAGAGGTCGACCCGCAAGTTGAGGTTGAGATGAGCACAGACGGCGTTAAATTTGGTGATGCGGCATGGTATAAGCTAGGCCGAGAATGCGAATACCAGCAAGAAATACGGCATTCTACCAATGCAAACTGCACTGATATGACCGTAAAGGTAAGATGCACAGATAATTGTGATTTTGCTATCTATTCAGCGGGCGCATGGATTCGGGAGGCTGGTAAATGAGCCAGATTAACTCACCATTCTTAATTAAAAAGCTTCGGCCAAGACGCGAGCTGGTTCAGGGTTTAAAATACAGAGATGAAGGCGGGAACCTTGTTGAGTTTGGTGATGCCTTTAATAACTACCTAGATCAAGTTGAAAGGTATTTAGAGCAATCGTATCGGCGTCTTGGTGGGTCAGAAGATAAGGTTTCGCAGACTGTTGAAGTGTCTGATTTAAACGCTAGATTGGCCGAAATTGAGTACAGGCTTAACCCCGAGCCATTCACCATTGACTCGACGGGATGGACGATTGATACCTCACTTATAACGATTGATAAGAGTATATTTTAATGCCTCAGCAATATTTCAATATAGGGCCTGAAAATGGCGACCAGGGCGATACGCCTTTTGACGCCTTCACAAAAGCTGAGGCGAACTTTACCGAGCTTTACGAGGCCGCAATAAACCCAGCAAGCAAAATGGTGGCTATATTTTCTGTTGCCGATTTTCCTGATGCTGTTGCGGGTGTGCGCCCTCTAGCCTCGAGCACTGTTTACACGCTGTTTACTGATATAAATATTGGAACCGATCGGTTTACGATGGGTAACAATACCATTGTGGAGGGTATAGGCTCTGTTGCGGTATCGCTAACGTACACAGGGTCATCCACGCTCTTTACATCAAACGATAACCCGTGCGTTATCCGCGATTTAACCATTTCGGCCACGGCGACGGGTGCGCGAGTTGTAGAGTTTTCTACGACATCGCTAAAAGTTCTAAGAATGGATAATTGCACCGTTTTATGTGATCGGTTTGCTGACCTGTCAGGTACGGACTGGGCTGCAAGGTTTGGCAATGTAACCATTATCCCTTTCACCTCTTCAGCCGTGACGTGCTCAGGCACCTGTAGATCGTTTAATTACTTTTCAGCGGGAATTGTACCGACGAGTGGAATTATTTTTGATCTGGGTTCTTGTGTTTTCCAGTCGGGAATTATTAGCAGGGTCGCATGTAATCTACCAGCAGGAACCACCTTTATCTCTGGGCTTGCAAATTCTGACAATGTTTCTGCGACGGGGCGGTTTTATGTCGAAGGGTGCCAGATAGATAATACCGGAGGCACCAATCTCGTTAACGTTAACGCGGGCGATGCTAGATGGACGTTCTTGGGCAATGTTCCTATTGCTGACTCGAGAAATGATTTTCTGGTTGGGTTTGAGAACAACACAACAAACGACACTACCATAAGTACTGCGGGCACATATGTAAAGGTTAACTCTGGCGATACATTCAGTGAAGATCATGCCAACGGATTCACGACAGATAATACCGGAAGAGTGACATCGAATGTTGTTCAGGATTTCCAGTTCCCAGCAGACATTGCCGTTTCAATGGAGCCTGTTTCCGGCGCAAATAAGGATCTAGCGGTTAAGATCGCTATAAATGGTGTTGTTCAGGGGTTTGAGTTGCCTGTCAGAACTTCCGCAGGATCACCCGTCACGGCAACGATACCTTTTCAGCCGAGTTTATCCGAAAATGACTATATTGAGGTTTGGGTTGCCAATCTAAGCGACACAACGGACATTCTCGTAAGGGCATGCTCGTTTAGGGGGAACTAATGGCTAATGAGTTCACGTTAGTTGCAGGAATTCGGAATAGCGCTGCCAATACTGCAGAGGCTATCTATTCTGCTGGCGATAATACGATAATTACAGCCTTTACCGTTACGAATAATACCGGCGTGAATAGGTCGTATCGCGCATACATTTATGACTCATCTGGAAATTCCACTGGGGCAATCACGCCACTAAAGTTTGTCAAAAACAACTCTGGTTACGATTTGGCACCATCCATAGTTGGGCACATTATACCTGTAGGCGGAACGCTTAGAGTTGAATCTAGCGAGGCTAATAGCTTGGTGTTTCGTGTTACAGGTAGGCTTGTGTGATTACCAATGACCCGGTTTTGATAAAAAGCGTCATAAGTCAGATAGAAGGCGAGGCACCGGGACAGTTTGCATACTTTAATATGCCGAATGTTATTTATTTTTATATCGACGAGTGTATGTTTCCCTCGCTTATCGCTGGTGATGAAATAAGCGTCCATGCAGCTATAGTAAAGAGCAATCGAGGCAGCAAGGCTATAAATGCTGCGAAAATGCTTGTAAAATACTTAAAAAGCAGCGGATTAAAAGCTATTCGAACCAAAGTTTTGAAAGGCTCTCCAACAGAAAGGCAAGCCAAGGCGTTTAATGTTATGTGTGGAATGAAAAAGATTAACGAAACAGATGGGGCGGTTTTTTACGGCATGCCTCTAGGGGGCGGCTAGATGGGTGGATTTGTTGGTGATGTTCTTGGTGGAGTCGGTCTTGATGATACGGTAGATGCTTTTACGGGCCAAGCTGGCGCGGATGCTGCACGAGAAGGTGCGAGACTCCAGACGCAGGCGGCAATGCGGGGTATAGATGTATCCGATGCCGCTCAACGAAGACTCGAAGAGACCTTGGCGCCGTTTGTTTCGTTTGGTTCTGATTTAGCCCTGCCTCGGGCGCAACAGCTTTTTGGTGCTGATGCCGCGACAGCGGTGCTTGATAGTCCTATCCTCAGAGCAATACAAGATGATGCTGAGGCGCGCATTTTGGCGGGTCAGGCGGCTAGAGGTCGGCTCGATACCGGAGAGACTTCCGAATTGCTGCAAGACGCGTTCTTGAGATCATCAATGGGTCTTCTCGGTCAAGAGCGTGGCGATATACTTAATGCGCTATCTCTTGGTCAGTCATCGGCCGCTCAGCAGGGGTTTTCGGGGGTTCAGAACGCAAACAGAACTTCAGACATACTTCAAAACATTGGTAACGTTCAGGCGGCGGGCGGCATTGGTGCTGCTCAAGCAGAGTCCCAAGGGCTTCAAAACCTAATAGGAACCGGCTTAACAGCGGCAACATTGTTTGCGTCTGAGCGGAAAAACAAAAGAAATATAACGCTTACCGGAATAAGATCGGATGGCGTGAGAATGTATCGCTATCAGTATAAGTGGTCAGATAAGTGGTACACAGGCTCGATGGTCGATGAAAACCCGCATGCTGTGGTTGATTGTGGGACTTATAAAGCGTTGGATTACGCGAGGCTATAATGGCACTTGATCCTAGAATTGTTTTATCTGGAGGCGCTGTTCCTGATTTGCTTAGTGCGGTTCAGGGCGGCTTAGATGTTGCACATAAGATACGCAACCAGCCATTGCTTGAACAGGCAAGGCGTGCTCAGATTGAGCAGATGAAGCAAGGGCGGATGCAGGCTACTCCTGCTGGGGTTATGGAGTTTCAAGCCTTAACGCAGGGTCTGACCCCAGAGCAAATTAATCAGGCACGGCTGGTTGAGCTTGGCCTATCTCCAAGAGCTGTAACAGCCGCTGAAAAAATATTCGATATTGGTGGAGTTCCTCATAAATTTGACCCAACATCTGGGAAGGTTGTCCCTATTGAAATACAGGGCAAGACGGTTACAGCTGATGATGTGGGAGAGAGCCAAAGAAATATTGCGGAACAAACAGAGCGAGGCTCGGGAACTGGTCGCACGGTTACAAACATAATTGACAAAGGGTTTAATTCTATCGGGCAAATACAGGGCAACATAAGAAATATTGACCGAGCTATATCTGCTCTTGATCGTGGAGCCAATACGGGCGCAGTCCAAAGATTTTTACCTAGCATTACATCGGCATCGAAAGAGCTTGATCAAATACAGAAAGAGTTAGGGCTTGATGTTATCGGCTCGGTAACGTTTGGGGCTTTGTCTGAAGGGGAGCTTAATCTCGCCTTGGAGACGGCGCTACCTACGGGGTTAGACGAATCGGCGCTAAAAGATTTTTTGATGCGTAAGCGAGGGGCCCAACAAAAACTCATTGGTTATTATGAAGAACAGATTAACTTCTTAGATCAGGGCGGCACTCCGGCCCAATTTATAGAAATGAATAGACAGAAAAGATTAAATTCTCAGTCTCCAACAGAAAGAGCGCAGGAGGCTGAAGCCTCAAATTTGTCTGCGCCTACAGTAACAACGCAAGAGCAATTCAACGCGCTACCAAGTGGCGCTTTGTTTATTGAAGATGGTGTGCAGTACAGGAAACCATAATGGCAAGTAAGTTCGGCGGAATAGCGGTAGATTCCACACCAAAAAGCAAGTTCGGCGGGGTTGTTAACCAGTCTCGCATTGCTGACGACGGCGAATTGCCCGCCATACCCGGTAGCGCGCTAGACTTGCAGCGTCAAGCCGATGCTCAGGCGCAAAGGCAAGCAAGAGCCAATAAGCCCAGTCCCACAGTTGGCGAGAAAGCAAAAGGTGCGGCTGAGGTCGCGCTAACTCTTGCGACAGGCGCTACAGGCGGGACGCTTGGGCAGCTAGAAGGAACCATTGAGGGGATAATAAGAGAAATTGCAACAGGTGGCTTTTCTACTGATATTGAGAAGCAGATGGAGGCTGCCAACAGGATCGAGAAGCTTGCAATGGATCGGGCCTCACAGCTAACTTTTGCCCCAAGAACGGAGCAGGGTCAAGGGCAGGTTCAGGCCGTGGCAGAAACGCTGGCCCCTTTGGCGGCGATACCTCCAGCGGCAGAGTTGCAGGTTCTAGGCTCAACAGCTAGGCGGGCGGCAAGACCGGCCGGTGCTGAGAGCGAAAAGGTTTCAAGTATACTTTCAGCTTCGGCAAAGAATGATGTTCCTGTATTAACGACAGACATATTCCAGCCCGAATCCTTTTTGGGCCGGTCGTTTCAGTCTTTATCTGAGAAATTGGGGCCGCTTGGCACTGGGTCTGCAAGAACCTCTCAGCAGAAGGCTAGGATTGCGGCTGTAGATGCGTTTGCGGAAGGTATTGATATTGATACCCCTTTTGCTGAAAGCGTTGTTAAATCTTTAAACAAGAAGTCAGCAAAAAGACTTGAGGCCGCCGGAAATGTTAGAAATCAGGCAGTTAGTGCACTGGATGAATTTGGTGAATTTGAGTCTCCAAAGTCGATAATCGAGATAGATGATATTTTATCAAAGCAAGATAGGCTTGGCGCAACAGCTAATCAACAGCTCACAAACGAGCTTCAAAGCTTTAGGCAGGAGCTGGCCGGGGCATCCTCGTTTAGCCAGAAGAAAGATATTCGGACTCAATTAATCAAAAAAGTTAAAGCGTTTGGGCGGGCAGAAGACACCGCACCTGCTGGAGACCTTCAACAGGTTAAGTCTGCGCTAGATAAAGATTTAACAGATTTTGCCAGAGCAAACGATAAAGACGCTTTGAAAAAATGGCTTTCGTCAAACAGAGAGTTCGCTGATGAGCTTACGAAAACAAAAGACACAGAGCTAAAGCGCATATTGAATACAGGTGAAGCAACGCCAGAAAAGGTCATTCCTATCCTTCGCGGGGGGAGGGCTAGCGAGCTTCAAAGGTTGTATGGGTCGCTAGGAGAGAAGGGTCGGTCTGCCGCTCGTGGCGCATTAATACAGCAAGCCCTTAAGGATTCTAAGTTTTTCGAAGTCGATTCGGCGGCAAATCCAGATGCTTTGGCAACGGCACTAAACAGGCCCAATATGCAGCAAGCGGTCAGGGTGTTTTTTAAAGGTGAATCACGAAAAGAGATAGACGGATTTACAAGACTTCTTGATTCAACAAGAAAGGCACAGCAAAGTCAGGCAGCGCCTAGAACGGGTGAGCAGCTTTTGGTTCCCGGCGCTGGAGCCGGTATCGGCGGAGCGGTTGGGTCTGGGATGCTTGCCTTAGAGCCTACTTTAGCTGCTTTAACTACAGGCAGCGCGTTAGTTAAGCTTTACGAAAGCAAAAGCTTTAGGAATTTACTGATAAGACTAAGCAATACGAAACGAGGAAGCAAAGCAGAAAAGCAAGCGGTTGACCTTTTGATGCCTGCAATCTCAGCGGAATTGACGGTTGCCAGAGAACAACCAGAGCAAAAAGAAGAAATAAAATGATTTGCATAACAGTCATGTTACCACAAGGCAAAGAAAATGGCTTATAAACCTATTAGTGGCGCACTACCTCAATTCTCACGCAATGCGGCTGGAGGCTCGGCAAGCGGGCATTACTTAAAGTTCTACATATCCGGCACTGACACGCCTCTAAGTATGGGGATTGATTCTGCGCCAAGCCTAACCCTGGCAAGGTGCGCGCTAAACTCTCGCGGAGAGCCTATCTCAAACAGTGCGGATGGGGATACATGGTTCATCCCCCATCTTGATGAGCCTTATCGAATTGTTTTGTATGCCAATGCAGCAGATGCAGACAATGACGTTCTTGCTAGTGCTGTTTGGGATGTTGACGGGCTTAACCTAAGTTTTGATGACATATCTCCTTATGCGGATTATGACGCCGTTCGAGATTTAGATAGCTCGCAGTTAAACGATGGCGATCAAATATCAATCCAAGGCTTCCCTGATCCGTGGCAAGTCAAAACCGGCACGGTCACTGATACCGACTGGCGCATAGTATTCAATGACGACCCTAATAGATATGCTGAAGGGCTTCCAAATAACTTAACCTTAACCCTTGCTCAGTTTGGCTTAGAGGAGGGGCTTAGTGGGAACGCGACCACCAATGCCACTAAAATTATTTCTGCTATTCAGGCATTGCGCGGTGATTCTAATGCTAATGTATTTCAGCATCTTGGAGACATAACACCAATTACGGCTTATGCATCGGGAACGTTAATAGTTCCAAGAGGCGTATGGAGGATTGATTTTGACGCTATAGAGCTGATCAACGATTTTGGCTTAACGTTAAAAGGATTCGGGTCTAGGCGGTTTAACAATGCGCTGCAAGGCGGAAGCACTTTATTATTTCCGGGCACTTCAGCGGGATTTGGTATAAAAACGAATGGGGCGGGCGCTAGGTCTCTTACTTTAGAGGATTTGTCTGTATGTTATGAGGATAATACTTTTACAGGAGATTTAATTGATTCGCTAGACGCGCCGGGTCTAGATATCAATAGATGTTTTATTGGAACATTTGGTAAAACGGGAGCTACTAGATACCAAACTGCTAACTCACTATTGCGTCTGACGTATGATGAATTCCATAGTATTAGGAATTCTACATTTGATGGTGCTGTAAATGGTATATGGTCTGATGATATGCGAACGATTAACGCTTCCACATTTGGCGGCTTCAGTCTCCAGATAGAAAATACAGCATTTTATGATTTTACTGGGGATATGATTAAAATTCCCGGAAATCGAACAAGGGAAACTTTATCGCTAAAAGGCGTTGCCCTCAATCCTATTAGCGTTGATTGCGCAAGATGTTTGCATGTAGCGAACGTTAACGGCTTATCTATCGATGCGTGTGAACTTACTCCGTCCACTGTCAATAGGCCAACTATAGAATGGGCTACTTTAGACAACGTCACGGGGTCTATTAAGAATTCAGTATTTAATGCTTTAGCTAAGGCGGGAACAATATCTGGCCCGAACACAAACTTAGAGATTTCTGGTAACGTCCTTTCGGCAATTGATGGTTTTACTGTTAATTCTGGTAGCGTTAAAGCGCATAGCAACGAGTGGCAAGATGGCACAAGCGCATGGGATATTAACCCAACAGATACTACGTATGTTGATATTGGTATGGAGCAATACAAGGCTGCGGTAACTAACTCGATCAATATTACAGATAATGTTAATCTTAACGGGCATGTTGCCTATGCTTCAGGAAAAGACGAATCGACCAATAAGTTCGTTAATCCATCCCCTCGTGTGACCATTTTAAACAGAGACGCTAAATCATTCACGGAATCCAGCGCGACTTATACTTCATTGGCTATAAATACAGGACGGCTTCATAAGCTTTCTAATTCCGGCACGCAAACAGTCACCTTACCTGCCGCTGCGACGAATGTAGGGATTACCATGCGATTCACAGATATTGTAGGAAAGACTGTAAATATAGATCGAGCAGGATCAGATAATATCTATGTTGGTGGTGAAGCTGCCTCTAGGGCTCGATGCACCTCCGCTACTCTTGGCGCATACATTGAGCTGACTTCCATCTCGGCTTCTGAGTGGGTTGTAAGCAATGCCAGCGCTGGATGGACATACACCTAACGATTACTTAGCCATTCGGGCCTTCGATGTATTACACATTACCTTTTCGCTGATTAGAGTTAACAGACCGCCACATTTCTATTTGAAGCTCGGCGGTTTTTCTCTGATTGCGCAGGGTTTCCCACTCTACGCGAGCGCTTTCTAACGCTGAAATGTGTCGATTGTAGTCTTCAGAGCCTTCCGCTTTTTTCTGCCTGTCTGCCGCACTGCCTTCGCCAAACTCGTTATACACCAGCGCCAGCACGGTTTTTTTTGCATCGTCTAAAGCCTCAGCTCTAGCTTTTGCTCTAGCCGCTTCTTTGTCTGTTGACTTAAGAAATTCCAGAGCTTTTTCAGCGTCACTATAATCAATCATACATGCGACCTCGCCACTACATATAACCCAAATAAACCAATTCCAATCAAAACAAACACCAAAGCCTGCCATGACTCTTTGGGCTCATTCTTAGCTCTAATCATAAAATCACGGTAATAATAAATAGCATTAGCTATAGCAATGATTGCAGCACGCTCTAGTCTTTTCATATTCACAGCTTAAGCAGCGCCTCAATTTCTTTTGCTTTCGCTTTGTAGAGCCTTTCGATTTGCTTAAGCTCTTCGACTCTATATCGTTTCTTTTCATGTGGCCCTTCTATCCACTCAAGACGCTCAGACGATAAACGGCGAGCGATACCGAAACGGTATTCAACATGATTACCACTAAGAAACTGATTACAGTGTTTGCATTGCTTGTGCGCGTTGTCTTCTTCAAAACGAAGTTCTGGAGCGCTGCCAACAGAACGATAATGCCCGCAATCCCAAATGCCACCACGAGGATCATGCTTAATTTCGTGCTCATACTTACCGCAAGACACGCAAGGCAGATCACGATCACGCAGACGTATGTACTTATTGAAGGCAGCTTGCGCTTTCTTTTTCCAGTTTGGCACCGTGTCATTAAGCTTTCGTTTTCGCTCTCTGATTTCTGCACTTTTTGCCTTCTCTTTTTGTTGTTCGACCAATTTCAAAGCGCACTTTGGCGAGCAAGCCTTTTGAAGCGAGTTAAATGGCTTATACTCTTTTTTGCAAACTTTGCATTTCTTTTGTTTCATTAGCTATCTAGCTTACACTCACAAGTAACACCAAAAACCAGTATTGCTGAGAATATCAGCGCGAAAAATACGTTAACTTCAATCATGTGTGGCCCTCAGAATGGCACATCCGTGTCGTCAAACGCATCCGCTGATGGCGCTTGAGTTTGGGGCGGCGTGGGTGCACGGTAGCCGCCGTTACCGTTCTCGCTCGACCGGCTTCCGGTCTCTCCGGCACCCTCGGCACGAGAATCTAACATTTGCATTTCACTTGCTACGATCTCGGTAGTATATCGGTCTTGCCCGTTTTGATCTTGCCATTTGCGAGTGCGAAGTGAGCCTTCTATATACACTTTTGAGCCCTTGCGAATGAACTCGCCAGCGATCTCAGCCAAGCGATTGAAAAATACGACACGATGCCATTCTGTGCGCTCTTGCTGCTGTCCGGTTTGCTTGTCTTTCCATACTTCGGAAGTTGCAATGGTCACGGTTGCAACGGCGGAACCGCTTGCCGTGAATTTTGTCTCGGGGTCTTGGCCGCAATTACCAACCAAAATAACTTTGTTTACGCCTCTACTAGCCATAATTAAACCTTAATTGTTAGTCTATGCTTGCCTTGTGTTAACTCTGCACCACCCACAAAATCACCAACCTGCAATGCTTTTTTTACCGCAGTTTTATCAACTTCCTTTTTCACCCTAAAAAATTTGTCATCAAGCAAGTCTTCATTGGTTATCTTGACCGCAACGGATGGCGCGTCTAGACGAAACAATATGCCATGCTCTTTTGATTCTATGCGCGTGGTTCCACTATCGGCCATGGCCTCACGAAGCTCGTTTTTAAACTCGGTTAGCTCGCCATCTATTTTCTTCTTTTTTGCCTGCAGTGCTTTGATTTGAGCGTCAAGATCATCGATTGCCATGTTTGAAACATTTAGCTTAGCTGCTAGCTCATTGGCTTTTACTTCAGTTAAGTTCATTTTATTTCTCCGGTAAAATTTGCGACATTATTCGCTTAAGTTCTTTTTGTGAGTCTTTGTCAATTCTACTCCATTCTATTTGCTGCTTTACTTGATCGAGTGATCGCCAGTATTTTGCTACAGCAAACTCGTCACCATCAACAATGAGCGTCAATAGCTCAGACTCATTGCCGCTTTTGGCAGGCTTGGCATCACCTTCGCCATGAAGGTCTCCTTTATGCCAGAGATCAAGAGCGCAACCAAACCGCATGGCAGCGTTTCGCAAAGCGTCACCAATACGCTCCTTCATTGCGTCACCGCCAGACTTTCCTTGTGCATCACCATACCCGAGCCTAGTTACACCGCACACCGTTAGCTTTATCCACATACCGCCATCGTTATCAATTATGGGGTAGTCGTTTTGGTCGGTGTACGCATGATCCCAGCTCCAAAAAGGATCAACAGAAAGCAGTCTATCAGTTAGGGCTGCATGCCCAACGTAATCAAGGTGAATAACGTCTGGATGATGCCACCCCCCGCAAACTTGACACCTTATTCCCGCCTTCCAGTCTCGCTTTACCGCCTCAGTCTGAGCCTTTGTTGGTTTTGGTAGTTTGCTTATCTGGTTCTCAAGAAAAGGTTCTCTAAGCTTTCTTAGCTGTTCGTTTACGCCTGATTCCGACATTTTGCCTCCTCTTGTTGCTCAATAGCGTATTGTTTTTCATAGCCCCTAGTAACCTCTTCAGGCCATATTGAATTATGGGCTACACCTTGTTTGCACAGCTCTCTACCCACCTGCTCGTCGTCTTTTCGTTTATCTACACCAAAAATACGGCAGAACTGTAAATCGAATAATTCAGTCATGATGTAACCTTGTGCTTGCTCAGCTTCTAGACCCAGACCGAGACCAAGACCCAGACCCAGACCAAGACCCAGACCCAGACCCAGACCCAGACCCAGACCGAGACCGAGACCCAGACCCAGACTCAGACCGAGACCAATACCCAGACACTTCAAATCCCAACCTTTTTTGAACCTGATTCATCGGATTAGCTCTATATTGATTTCGCTTGGATAGATCACGCATTCAGCACCTTTCGAGATCCATAGGGGGTGCTCAGGGTTGATTGGCTCCATTTCCACCGGAGCGGAGCCCATGCAAAACGCGTTAAAATCGCCGGTCGATGCAATCCACGCCGCCTCTACCAATATATAATGAGTGTCGGTTTCCTTTGCTAGAGCTCCTACCCAGTATTTTGTAGGCGTCTCAATGACGTATTGATTGCCAGTAATCAAGTTAAATTCAGCGCCATGAGAAACATTTTCTTTCAGATCCGACCGAACATATTCAACGCCATCAATCTCTATTTTCTTTTTTGCTGCCATTTTAAGCCCCTGCTTGCTTGTGTTTATCAATCAATGTGATTACAGTATACACATGGAAAAACAGAAAGCAATCACTTTGATTAAAGTTTTAACGCTAGAAGAAGCAACAGAAATACTGGAAAACCAGTCGAAAATGGCGCTGGAGGTGGGTAGCTACCCTCAAAACTACAAAAGATGGCCCGGTAAAAAGCTTGTTGTTAATTACGGTAGCTATTTTGAGCTGGTGCCAGATAACGAATTTTGGCAGAGGGTGATGCGTGAACAGCGAGCCTCTTTAAAGCCAGATAACGAATTTTGTCGGGGGTTGATGTGACAGTTGACGAAATGATAGATGATATTTTAAAGCATGAGGGCGGTTACGTTAATCACCCCTACGATAGGGGTGGGCCCACTAATTACGGCATTACTCAACGTACACTTAACGAGTGGTCAGGCGGCGGCATGGATGTTCGCGAAATATCAGAAGAGATGGCGCGATCAATATACAAAGATCAGTACTACACTAAACCTAAGATTGATTGGCTTTCGCCGCATGTACAGCCGATTGCCTTTGATATGTCCGTAAATCACGGCCCTGTGAATGCTGTTAAAATCTTACAAAAATCAATGAATAGCGACGATGTTGTAGTTGATGGCTTGATCGGTGTTATTACCGCGCAAGAGTCGATATATTTGAGCGTGTCCCGATTGGTTAATGCTCGCATACAATTTTATGCTGACATTGTAGCGAATGATAATTCACAAGCCGTATTTCTGAAGGGTTGGCTAAATAGAGCGAGGTCGTTTTCGTGAAAGATTTTCTAAAAGTTTTGGGCTCGGTTGCGCCCGCTGTTGCTACCGCAATGGGTGGGCCAATGGCTGGCGTGGCTACTAAATTTGTAGCGGGGGCGCTTCTTGGTAAGCCGGACGCAGACACGGAAGAATTGCAAGCGGCTATCTTGTCTGCGAGTCCTCAAGACCTTGTTAAGCTAAAAAAAATCAATGCTGACTTTGAGCTTGAAATGAAGCGACTTGATGTTGATCTTCAAGCTATCGCGGTTGATGACAGAAAGAGCGCGCGTGAACTCGCCAAAGCTGACATGAAGCCGCAAATATGGCTAAGCTCGGTGTTTATATGCGGATATTTTGCGCTACTGTGGACGCTGTTTAGCGGCACTGTGACCGTATCGCCATCAATTAGAGATATGGCTAATATTCTTCTCGGAGTGCTTACGTCCGGTATTCCCATGATCTTGCGGTTTTGGTTTGGTGGATCCCCGCAAGATGAAGCCCACATGGACAGAATTTACAACTCAACACCTAATAAATGAAATACGCATTTTACGGAATACTACTAATGTTTTGCTTTGTCACGCTAATGCAGTTAAGCGGGTGCGCGACTGAGCAGACAAAAGAATACACGCCACCTTATTGTGAAAAATGTTTTAAAACTTTGGAGATACACACAGCATGAATATTGAAGAACTCGGAAAAGAACTACAAAGCTTGAGCGAACTGTTGAATCAGCAAAAAGAGCAGGTCGCATCTATCAAAGCTGCTGCTGATAAGACACTAGAAGAAATTCAAGAATCGCATAACGATGAAGAGCGCAAAATTAAAGAAGTTAGAGGTCTGGGTGAGCAGCGTCGAAAAGAATTAAAAGCAAAAGCTGAAGCTCTTATGAAACAAAGCGAAGCCATGGCATTTGGTGCTCAAGCGCTTGAGTCTGCCGTTACTGTAGCAACTGAAAGTTTTAAGCTGGCTAATGAACGACTAGCCAAAGGAGACGTTGAAGATGCGCTCAAAAGCAGTTCAACACTTGAAGAAGCCGCAGAGATGCTCGGACTCGGCGAGACTGAGGAAGAAGAAGCGGAAGAAGCGCTTACAGGCACGTAAAAAACAAATTGACTATGCATTAAAAGAGCTTTTCATTGTCCGCGAAATACTGGCCCCTTAATTGGGGCTTTTTTTTGCCTCGGATATTTATTTTCATTTTCCGCTTGACCTATGTATCTAGTGTATATACTATGTATTGCATACAGTGATTAATCGAGAGGAAGTTAAGGTGATGAAAAAGTTAAAACAGGGCGCTATCTGCTTTTTTGTTTTGGCTGCACTGCTATGTGTAGCTGGATGCGGAGAATACGTACCAAGAACAGTTTACGAAATAACAACGAAAGACGGTAAAACAATCAACCTTGCCTGCCCAGTCATCGAGGCTGGAAGGAGTGAATTTACTTACTTAATTGACGGTGATTGCGTTGTTTATAAGGGGTGATAATGAACACAGATATTTATATGACTGTCGGTGAGCTAAGGAAGCTGTGCGTGCGGCTTGAAGCTCAGGGCATGGGGCATTATGGGGTTGGCTGTAATCAGATTTTCTGTCTCGCAAGAAAGCAAGATACGCCATATATAGACAAGGAAGAGGAGACTATTGATTTAGGGTTATATGTGGATAGGCAAGACTAACATAAATTAAGAGGTTGCAAATGATTAAGTTTAGAACTGGCGGTTTTGGCAAGAACCTCATTGAGGATATTGAAGTTGAGCGCGAGACAGAAAAAAGCGTTTGGGTTAATGGTAGTCGCGTTATCAAGCACGGCTCACCCCTCATATACTGGGATACATGGATAGAGGCGCACTCTTTCTTGCTTAAAAGGGCGGCACGGGAATTGGAGTCTGCGCGCCGATCTTTTGAGGTGGCGCAAGAGGGTTACAGAAACATAGAGGGCATGAAAGCCCCACCTGAAAAGGAAAAAAAATGACAACAAAAAGATTTCAGCAAGTAATGCCAGCTTTCCTAGAAAGCAAACTGCAGTTAGCAGCAAATCAAATTAGCAACGGAAACCGAACACACGCTCTTAACATTATTGTTGATATGGCGTTGATAAATTGGACTCCGGAACAGATTTCTAAATGGGCAAAGGAAAACTACGATGAAGATTCAAAATGATCTCATTATTTTTAGTAAAACCACACTGTTTTCCGCCGCTAAAGACTGGTTTGACGGCGACATAAAGAAGGCCAAGGCTCGCTTTTATGAGACTTATGCCGGAAGAAATGTTGACTTTAAGTAGGAGTGGACAATGGAAATACTTATCAATATGTTAAATAAAATTTTGGGCTTTATAGCCATGCCTGTGCCAGAAATCGATATGAGCGAAGCTGAAAAGTGCGCAGAAGAATATAAGCAGCGCAGGCTAGAAGAGAAGGATATCACCGGCTTGCTATTACCGCTTAATCGCCACGAGATTGCTCTACGAAAGATTTACGAGCAATGCCGAAACAAGAAACCAAGGCAGCGAACAATCTGCTTAGGTGCTATTGAGAAAGCTATGGAAGAGGCTGGGCTGTATGAATAAAAGTATTAAGCTTGGGATATGTTTAGCATTAATCGCAATATCATTCATATTCGGTGCGATCTATCAAGAAAATCATGAATCAGTAAAGTTGTGTGTTTCTCAATGCGTCAATGATTTAGATTTAAAGCCGGAGGTCAGTCGTGATAGTTTTGATTAGTGAGCACGATGGTAAGAATACTCGAACATTTACGTCATTCGATGAGTTGAAAAATTGGATGCGTTCACCTGATATGATTTATACGGAAAAGGGCTACTCTCTGCACAAAAAGGCAATATTTTTTAAGGTTGATGGGGGTGAGTGGGAAGTGTTTCGAACGAATGTGTTCTCTGCCGAAAACGACGCTTGCGTGTACTCACGATTTAAAAAGCTCGTTGGTATAATCGAAGAAGATTTGAGGGCTGATAAAGTTGAGCATTAAGGTTGACATAAAAATTCCGGTGTTAAAAGCAAGGGTTGTTTTGCTGCTTGGGGGTTTTGACGAAATTAAAAACAAAATACCATACGGCATAAAACATTTTGGGGAAAGCGGCTATCTTGGAAGAACTGTATATAAGCGAAGAGAGGGCAGGCTTCCATTTTGTGCGGTAATACATTCACGAAGTGCTGCAATAAGCGTAATTGCTCACGAGGCTGTTCACGCGGCATCTTTTATACTCGACGAGATGGGTGTTGTTGCAGACTTTGATAACGATGAGCTTCAAGCGTATTTAGTGCAGTACATTTGCGAGAAGGCAGAGGTAGCGCTAAGGGCTTATGAATAACGATGTAGATATTTTAGGAGGAGGTTGATATGGAATTAGGAACTTATAAAGCAGTAAAAGATGTTGCCATGCAAACCAATAATAGCGCATGGATGCTAATGGACGGCGGAAAAATTGAGGTGGTACAATTGGACGATTACCGCAGTAAGGCGCTAGTGCTGTGTGAAGGCTCTATTGACTGGATGCACATCTCCCGCATCAAGAAATGCTTTGTGAAAAGCAGATAACCGTCGCAATAACCCTGCAATAAACTGTGAGAGGGCGAACGATGAACAGAGCGGAGCGGCGTGTAGTAAATCGCCGTGGTTTACATTGTTATATTTACGGAGGCTGGCATGGCCACAAAAAAAGAATTGATACAAATGCTAGATGACCAAAACATCAAAGATGATGATGTGGTTGTATGTGCAGATACGAGCGGTGGCTGGGACAATATTATTGAGGTTGCCAGTCTAAACGGTACGCCAGCTATCATATTTGGTGGTGGCTCACCTTTTGGTGATGAATAAATATAACCCTCCGTGTAAACGGGCTGAGTAACGAAGCTCCGCGACCAGCGGGAGTTTATTTGACACGTTTGTTATACGACTTTATTAACTTATGGAGAGCGCAAGATGAAGACGACACTGTTTAAAGTTTGGTTTTCAAATGAAAATTATGAGCCTCAATACGTACTGATTGAGGCATTGAATTAAAATACTGCATTGATACTAGCGCAAGCGGAAAGAATACAAGATGGGCTTGACTATACGCTACACAAGATAGAAGAAGCCGTATAACCTTCTGGCTTAACGGAGAGGAATGAAGTGATGAGTGATAACGAAGAACGCAATGACGAGTCCGCAGCGACCAGCGGGAGCGGTTTAGAGCCTGTTGTTATGCGTGATGGTTACTACAGGCTTTGGGATTGGTTTGGGTTAAGTCGCGCATCATGGTTGACAATGCCAAGAGTAATGATGCACGAAATGCCAGACGAATGGCAAAACAAAATGGCAGAGCTTTGCGAAGAGTGGGATGAAGCTTGGGATAGTAGCGACATGCCAGAACCAAGCGTAAGTGCTAAAGAAGGTAACCGATTTACGAGATGGCCTGGCTGGTTATTAAACTACAGGCATCCAGACAAAGCACAAATTAAAGCGTTAAGAGCTAATGACGCATAACACCTTAATTTACGTCGCTATGACGCATATCTACAGATAAGATTCACACAAAGAGGAAACTAACGATGAGTGAAATAGAGCACAAAACCGGAAAACTAAAACCTTGCGAAATGAGGGGCACTGTAGAGGAAACCTGTAAAGCCATATTAAGCGAGATGGGTATTGATGACCATAAGTTTTGCGATAGCTATAGAAAGAAGCTAGAAGATGAAGGCTACCGAAAGTATTTCATAACTGATACTGCGGTTTATGAAGTTGGAGGGCGAGACAAAGATCCCTATGGCGACATTTACAATGCAACAAAAAACGAGGACGGGAGCATTGATTTTGAGGTTAGGTATTACAGGGGTGGTTGGTCATTTAATGAGGCGCTAGAAGAGGCTATCAAAGTAATATAACCCCAAGACTTAGCGGAGAAAACAATGAAAGATTACATAACCACAGTACTAGAAGGCTTCGATTTTACAGAGGGTAGCGAGCTGCTTAGCGACGACCCGAGAAACTGGAGCGACAACAAAAAAGAAATATTCGTATCACTTGTGGCTGGCGAGATGAACGTAGACGATCTTCGCGAGCTAAATCGCGGCATATCGGAGCACTCTAGTGATCGCGGATTGTTCGTTGTTGGGCTTATCGATTCGATGGACGTGTGGGGCGATATTGTCGAGCCTTATTTCTTCACAGATGAGAATATAGCGTTAATTCAAGCGGCTAGAGAGCGCTTTATCGATAGCATGTATATTGATGAAGACGACACGAACATAACACGTATGCTTGATTATCGAGATCGAGTTAAAGACTGCGCAAACGTTTAACCTTTTGAATTTGCGGTCGCCATTGCCGTTGTTATACGGCTACTAACTACGGAGAAATTCAAATGGCATTTTACAGAAAGAAAGAATTGCAAGAGTTGCACCCTTGGACGCCAGATATGCCTATGGAACTAGTTAGTATATCCGCCGCTGATGTTGATAAGGGCAGCCCCAAGGATGGAGATATGCTTGCTTGTAACCCCGATGATCCATGTGATTGGTGGCTTATTGAGGAGAAATTTTTCAAGGATAATTACGAGTGGGTATCAGACACATAACCATAGCGTAATGGGCGACTGTATGCGAGCCCGCTAACCTATATATGCCTTAGCTATAAATCAATAAAATAAAATAGCGAATAGGCATATATTTTTTGTTGCAAGGTAACGGTATTGCGTTACAATATATTCACAGTAGTTAGCGAGATAGTAATGATCAAGCAAAGAAAATGCCTTCACTGTAAGGCAATATTTTACGGCACCGAGCGAGCTAAGTTTTGCTCATCGGGCTGTCGAATCAAGTACTGGCGCGGCAACTTAGATAAGCAGGCTTTAAGGCAGCGTAATCAAGCTAAGGCGCAATCAGAAAAAATAGATAAGGGCGATACATGAGACTTTCAGACGTAAGAAAAGAAATAGATAACGCAATAGAAATGCTTGGTGATACTGAGGTTTTTGGGCCAGATGGTGAGGACTTTTTGGCTATGTCTGCCTACTCTGGGGAAGTTGAGCCGTGGGTGGTCATCATGCGAATGGTTAGGCTAGACCCAGAGCACAAGCTTGTTTTTAGTGATGAGGATGGGGCACCGCAAAAGAAAGCACCGGAAGATGTTGAGATATTCAAGGGTGAGCTATGACCACAAAAATCATACATTGCAAAGATTGCGGAACTTATTTGGGCGAGATCAGGGACGCAAAACTAAAAAAGGGTATGACTTTCGTATGCGGGGATTGCACAAGAGAAAGGCATATAGCTGATATGGCTCGTGATCATCAAAAAGAAAAGCTTGATAGGAATGTTGCCGATTTTATGAGTGGTCTTATGAAGAAAAAGAAGGGTGAGCTATGAACGACATAGACCGAACAATATACGACCTCATCGTAAACTGGCCTGACTCCACCCCTATCACCGCTGGAACCGTTGCTGACAAGTTGGGTATACCAAGGTCACGCAAACAGATAGAGCGGCCTTTGGGGCGATTGTGGCGGCTCGGCAAGCTTGTGCGCAAAGAAAACAACTCTCGGAACTTTGTTTATTCGATTCCAGAGCAGAAAAGTTTCGATATGTTTATGGTTAGATCGGGCAGAGTTAAACGGGCAAATTATTACGGAGGACTAAGACGATGTTAGCTGTAGATGATTTTGAGCGTGTTAACTTTAGAGTGATTTGTCACGATATAGACGGTGGGTTTTTTGATGGAGGAACTAGCGTGATTATAAACCTGCAAAACAGCAATAAGCTTTTTATTGATAAAGGTAGTGACCGGAAGGCGTGGACAATATCGAGTATTGACGAGGGTTTGGGGCTGGCAAATGAATATTTGTACGGCAAGCCCAGTACGGGAGGGCGAGACTGTGAAGTATAAAAAAGCGCGGCGGTGGCGGTATAAGTTAGAGCGGGATAAGCATTTCTATCTGCCCGGGCTGTATAACTTTGAAATCGATGATCTTGTTGGGGCTCAGGCCCTAGACACAATGACACACGTTTTTGTTAGAAAAGGCTATGCATGGGATGGTGCTACCGGCCCAGTATTCCAAACTGACACTACAAAACGAGCTTCGCTTGAGCATGACGTTGCGCTACAGGCAATCGAGCTTGGCTTGATCTCTGATGAATGCCTAGAGGTTTTCGATAAGCATTATCGTTATGTGGCAATAAATGAGGGCATGTTCAAGCCAAGGGCATATTTGCACTATTTCGCCATGAGGTATTTGCGCCCGCTTATATGGGATCGGCTGCCAAAACGCGATTATGACAAGGTTTATGAGGTTTAGTTGTATGAAAGATAAAAATGGAGAAGTATTGAAGAGTGGGGATAGGTTCAAATATGAGGCGGGGGAGCATCACGAGTACAGCGGCGAAATATTCGATTGCGGTGGCGTTGATGTAATTAAATGGGATGACAACAATGAAATAATTTCTGTAAAAGATTTTTACCATGCCTCGACTGATCAAAGCCTCCTGTTAAAGCTATAACCAACAACATAGGAGATAAACAATGATTGAAGTTGGAAAGAAATATGAAATCGTTAATAGCTGGAACGGAAACAACGGGAAAATCGTTACCGTTACCGGCTATGGCGGTAAAAGTCTTGACGGGTGCACTACCATCACTGGCGACAGATGGTATGTAGATCAGTGGGTTACAACGACATACGGTGACAAGATTAATCACATGGGAGAGAAGCAGCTAAAGCCGGTTTATGACGGTGATGAAAAAATTAGCTGGGGTGAGTGTGTTTGGAAGCCAGAGACTTTGCGTAGGAATGTGACATAGGAGATAGATGTGAACCCAATAAAAAAAGATGAGAACACCTACGACGTGGAAGTATACGACTGGCTGACCATCCACGATGACTATATTTGCGGAGAGGTAAGAAGAGTTCCAGACGCTCCCGATGACAGCGATTTAAGGTATTGGATGTTTTATCCAAGTAGCGATAAACCGTTGATGGTTGGCGATCTTCGCAGGATTTACACATTCATGGCAGAGTTAAACACTCAGTTAAATAAATAAAAAGGGCTTGCACCATAAGTAACAAGAGAGGTGATTATGGCAAGAAAGACAGGCTTCACACGAAAACTTGAATGTTTCAAGCTGGATAAAATAAGACACTACCTGGGTGTTCAGGTCAGCGACTCCAAGCCTTTTAAAATGCTTGTTGATCTTGATAACCACATAATGGATCTAAGCATTAGCCTAGATGAAGCGCTTGATATGCTGGATGATAATAGTAGAGCCTACTTGCTTCAAAAGTGGGAGCGAGAGAGAAATAAAAAGCCCATTGCGAACGAATCAACAATGGGCTAGTATTTCTTTATGCCGAACGGAGCGACCAACTCCTTTGGGTAACAGTAAAGCACTACGTGTCACACATTCACCGCAAGTGAATTCTAGCAAAGTCCTGAACTGTTTTCCAATCGAATTGCTCTAAATATTAAACATATATCAATCAAGTGTTTAATATTTTAAACGGCATCGGTATGTGATGCAGTGCGCTCCCGAGATTAGCGCGACCAAAAGCGTAGCAATGTTTAAACCGACCAGTAACAACTACGTCCACAATTAGCCGCTCAATAATCAAAACATGTTTTGTAGAGTTTAAAAGCGCAGAGGGTGGGGAAACCGAGTAGCCAGTAATATGCTTAATGCATGCCCTTGAATGACCGATAGTAGATTGGCAGAGGGTGGGGAAAGGTCGGTTAGCTGTGTCTAATTTTTAAGGAGGTGTCTATGGATTTAAGTGTGTTGGCGGCGCGGAAAGGCGTCGAGGTTATCGAGAAGCCTAATGGTCATGTTCAGCTAAAAGGCCCGTTATTGGTCAATTACTATCCGAATAGTAAGAGCAAGTCAGCCTATGTAGCGGGAACAAAGAAAGCGTTAAAGGGCGTAACGCCTGAAGATGCCGTGAATATGTGTTTCGAGGTTCCCGTCCTGCAAACAGCAAGGCCGGTCAAGCGTAGCTCTAAGAGCCGAGAGAGGCGCAGAAAGATGCTTGCGAAAGGCATTGATACATGCTGTTGGTGTGGAACGCCTTTGACTCTGGATAATTCAACCATAGAGCACGTTATTCCGCTTGCAAGGGGTGGGCTAGATAACGCAAATAATCGAAAGCTAGCCTGTAAGAAATGTAATGAAGAAAGGGGCAGTGATATGCCCGAGTTAACTACAACCAAATGAAAGGTAAGGGTATGAGCTTAGAAAAATACAGGGAAACGATGGCTGAAGATGTTTTACATAGCTGGGCGTCAGATGCTCAAAACAAAATAACAGAGCTTACAGTTGTTGTTAGTGAGCTTAGGGATGCTTTCTGTAGTGCGTATAGCGCCAGTCCAGAGGGGCGCGACTATTTAAGCAAAATTGACGAGGTGTTAAAGCTATGAAATACAAAGACGTAGATTGGTCTCGATGGGACGACCGGCCAGAAGAAAACACTTATAACGACTGGTGCGTGGTTCGAAAAGCAAAGATGACGCAAACCGCAATCAATCGAACGGCTCCTCATATTAACAAGCTGTACCAAGCTGGCGTGAGCGCTGATGAGGCTGTTGCTATCGCCACAGAAAAGGAATGGCGAGGAATAAAGTACCAATGGGTAATGAACGAGATAATGCGCGATATGGACGGCCTGAGTGATTTCTCGCCTGCTCGCAAGACAAGAGATATACCGCTTATTGAGCAGTGTTTAGATCGTAGATGGGCAGAATAGGATAGAGATATGAGCGACAAAAAATTAACTAAATGGCTAGTAAGAGACAATGAAGGTGAATACATAACAGTGTATGCCGAATCGTGGAAGTGCGGCGGCGATGGGTTAAAGTTCTTTGTTGGTGAGGGCATCGCCGCTTGGTTTATAAGCTGGCAGCACTTTAGAGAAATAGATAATTCGGAGCCCGCCGAAAACAAATGTGCATAAAAGTATTGACACGGTTTTATTTGTGTATATAATTACATACATCAACTACACGAACGGAGCAAAACAAAATGATTCTTTTTCATGAGCTAGAGAAAAACAACGAAGAAATTGCAAGATTGGAATTGCTAGAAGGGTTACTTTTGGATTCTGATTGTGACGAGCTAGAAGAAATCGAAACTGAGCTTTCTAGGCTTCAAGAAAAAAACACAAAAATAAAAAGACAGTTGAAATCAATGGGGTTGTCAGATGCCATATAAATCCAACGTGCTCAAGCCCCTAGCTAAGCACATAGAGCAGAGCTACGGAAACAACCAAAGCGCATGGGGCAGGGCTAACGACTTGGATCGCTCACAAGTAGGGCAATTCTTAAAAGCAAAGAAGCCGGTGTGTGTTGTTGATGGGCATCTTGTTGCGGTTTTGCGGAAGGTTAAATAAATATGGATAGAGAAAAAGTAAAAGGCTTGATGTTTATCGCGGCGGTTGTGGTGACCCTGTTCGGCCTATTTTGCTACACCGCCCTCGCGGTTAAACCTGATTAATGTACTGGGAGTGATTTAGTGAAAAACGGATATGACAGACTATGGTTTTGGTTTGGTTTAAGCCGCTCAAGCTGGTTAACCCTTCCTAGAGTCATGATGCACGAAATGCCGGATGAATGGCAGTTAAAAATGACTGAGCTTTTAGAAGAATGGGACGAAACGTGGGACAGCTCGTCTATGCCTTCTCCACACGTAGCAGCCAAAGAAGGGAATAAATTTACTAGGTGGCCCCGCTGGCTTTTAAACTATCGTCGCCCAGATAAAGGCGAAATTGCGAAACTTAAGTTAGTTATGCGACAAGGTTTAAAAACATGAGCACTGATTTTTTTATTGCTTGCTTCCGAGACAATGTTGGGTCAAACGTAGGCTGGCATTCTAAAGATGGCAGAGGATACACGACAGACATAGATAAGGCGCATGTTTATTCTCTAGAAGAGGCTCAGAGAGCATGGGATCGGGCGCGCGAGTTTGATCAGCCAGTTTCAGCTAGTCACGTAAAAACATTATCCGTGTTTAAAGTTGATTGTCAGTATGTGCCCCACGTCACCGAAATTGACGCCAGTAATCAGTATGTGGCTTTTGTGAGAAGTAAGTGGGATGGCAATGATTTGTTTTTTCTTACTAGAACCTTACCTAGCACAGATTTCTCCAAAGCAAAAACTTTTAGCAGGGGCGAAATTGAGGGCGACGATCAACTGATATTTATCCCTCAATCTTTAGCCGAAAAAGCGAAGCGCCGAACGTTTGATTATTCAAAGCTAAACAATAGAAAGATGGTTCAGGCTATGGGCTTGCGAATCCCTGACCATATTAAGCGGTATCGTCGAGCTAGACCTAGCACCGGAAAGGTCAGATGGAACTGTCCATCTTGCGGGCGTATTCACTGGCAACATAACCCGCATGATTTTGAAGGGTGTTCAAATATTAACTGTGAAGAATGGTGTCTTTGAGGCGCTTTAATGTACTTTTAACAACTTAACTCAATGGATATAGCGTCATGACTGAAGACTGTAACTGTGAAGAGCTTGAGAAAACAATAGATCGATTGCGTGGCCAGCTACAGAACTGCGTCGATCATCTACATAGAGCTAAGTCATACTTTCACAGCCAATCACGAGGGAAAAATATTGACGGTGCTATCGACTCGGCAAACAAAACGCTTTGCGAAACGCTACATCGGTAGCCTGTACAAAAATAGGATCAATTAAATATGGCTATTTTAGGGTTTATTTTCTTGCTGGTGCTTGGCTGTTGGGTGCTTTTTTGTGGAGTTCTGTCTGCTTATGCATGCCTATCTTTTGGTGGGAAAAAGATAGAAGCCGAATACTGGATACTGATTTGTGTCGGCACTGCTCTTTTGTATTCAGCATTTTCTGAAATGCCAATTACGATCACCCTAAACCAATAGCAACTGTACTTATTTATGGAGAAGATATGAGGATTATTTTTATCGTTTTATTTTTTGTGTTGCTGGCCGGGTGCAAAGATGACCCGGAGGCCGAAGCTAAATCGGGAAAGCTAAGAATAGAGCTTTTTAAACAGTGCATGGAGCTTGCTGCAGGTGTAAATAAGGCAACTACCCAGCACTACAATGATCTTGATGATGTGGTCGGAGAGTGCTCTCAGCAGGCTTACTACATGGCAAATCATGCAGCTTAACCATTATTAGCGTTTCACGTGAAACGCGCTATAATCATGATTTATCATATCTGGAATAGTCATGTCTTTGATCGGTGGGCCGCTTCCGCTAACTCGGGAGCTTCTAGCTATAGAAATCGCTCATCAAGCTAGGCGTCTTGCTAGAGAGTCTGCACGAGACTTGTCGGTGAAGATATTCAGTGAAGAGAAGAATTTACCCGAGAAGCACGTTTTAGACGTGATCAATCAGAAAGCCGAGCCAAGCGATGAGTTGCTAGCGGCTATCGGCTGGAGGCGCGTTATACGGCAGTCGGAAGAATATTGGCCGATTCGGGGGCTGGATGACAAGCAGCATTAAGAAATGGCTTGGTGTAATTGCGGCATCCGCAACGGTTATCATTAATGTTGTTGGTGTGTTTATAAACGCAAATGAAATCAGCGATTTGAAGCGAGATTTGCAAACTATGTCGATAGAGTACGAATCGCTAAAAAACGAAGTTCACGGCAAAGAGCTTGCTTGTGAAGTGCTTAAAACCGTAGCTAATCGTGAATACTCACATACTTATTGCGTGGATCGGTAATGTCTGTAGAGATAACAAAATCTGAGTTTGATGCTGGCATTGTTGGTTTGGAGTCAAAGATTGTAAGCCAGCCTACCAGACAAGTTACGGTATATTCTGATCCAAGAACATCAACGGAGTGGGATTTGTACGCGGCTGAAGGTAAATATTTTGCAGGTGAAGAATGGCTGCATCTGTCTCGGGTATAGGTAGAGGTGTTGATCTATCGGTAACGGCCTGCACAAGGGCTGTGGCTGGTGGTGCGAATGCTGCTTTTGCAGGTGGCTTTTTGTCGTTTGATGGGGCGCTAGACGGCGGTTCGTGCGCGTACTTTGAGGATGGTGGCTCAGCGCCCACTGCTGGGTTTTGGTATTCGGCGCATGTTGCTTTCAGCGGCTCTATTGATATGTCAGACAGCAAGACGTTTGCTGTTATGCACTATCGGGTCGGGTCGAGCGGCTTTAATGATACGCGCGCAGTTCGGCTTGGTTTGTACTCGGGCAGCAATTTAGCTAACTACGCATATTGGGAATTCACAGTTCCGGCGCAGGGTCGAGACGGCAACCACTATCCATACATAGCTATTGGCGCGCCTACCTTTGCGGCCGCTGGCTGGGATAATACAGACGTTACTGGTTTTATTCCGCAGGCTCAGTCAGATTCTGGAAGCGCATTCGCGTTCACTCACTATTTCGATCAAAATCTATTTTTTATTGATCCTGAGTTCACGGACTCTGGCGGCGTAACTACCGTAGACCAACAAGACTATTATCAGTTATTGCAGAGAACGTCATCAGAGGATTACAGGTCGCTACTTGTTAAGACGGCGGGAGCCATTGTTGAGTACGGTTTTCCATTTCGTGTAACGGCTGCTGATTACGAAGAGACAAACGCAGGGGATGGCTTTGCTTTCAAAGAGGCTGACGGTGTTGGTTATCCAGCTATGGCTGCTGGGTTTTTCGCGGCAGAGTTTGCGCCCCCTGCGGGGGGAAGTCAGGTGTTTTCTAATCTTGCGGCGGCTAATAATGCGGCGGCTTTTGATCTAGTGATTGATGGCTCGGCGGCTGGTTCGACGCTGAGCTTTGCGAACAGTCTATTTGCCGGATTGAATGACGTTACTATCAGTGGTGCAAACACGGCCATTACAGCTACAGCATTTGCTGATCCGGTTAATGTCACTATTGGCGGCGTTGATTTTAATGGGTCGATAACCGGTGTCACAAACCCAATTCAATACACTTCGGCACTACTATCAGGAAGCTCTTTAACAACTGATTCAGACATAGATATAACATTCGATGTTGGCGACTACACAGCAAGCACAATTACATTTACGGGTAGTAGTGAGGTAACGGTTGATCCGACTACGGATGCAGGGACATATAATTTCTCAAGCTGGGTGAATACAGGCTTTACAACTAATTTTGATATCCCGATCGGTAACACGTTTGATACGACGGTTGAGATCGATGGATCGTTTACAGCGGCTAGAACAAATCCTACGACTGGCGGCGGAACAATTACGCTTTCCCAGCCGCAAGACACGCTCACAATCACAACTAACGTTAGCGCTCTAATTCAAATATTTGATTTCGGTACACAGACGCTTCTAGCTAGCACAACCGGCACAAGTCTCGCATACATATACACAGGTTCTCCAAGCCTAGATATTCGTGTTCAAAATGTGGATTACTATCCGGGGTACACGGCGGTTTCGCCCACGGGCACGCTATCCGTTCCGGTGAATCTTACCCGGAGCAACGTTTATCAAGCTGGCAGTCCGTTAACTTACAACACAGATATAGCGTACAACCGAGCCACGCAAAGACTCACGTTAAACACCGAAGCAACGGTTAGAGAGCAGTTTTCGGCGCTGATCGACGCTTTTTACAACGAAACATTGCTATATAACACTAATTTCGATTTTCAGATGAACGGGCCTAGCTCGTTGTTTTTAGTTGAGGGTGCTGAGTATGCGAGCGATACGGATGCAGAAAGGTCGACGCGGGGCGGTATTCGCTACACTGATTCAGGCGGCGTGATAACTGCGGAATGGTTTGCGGGTCAGTCTACTTCGTCAATTGATGTGAGCACGCTTCAAGCGCGCTATCAGTTACAGATCGGAACCGGCACGACAAATGCGGCAAGTCTTGGTGATGTTGACCAGGTATTTAAAATGTACGGAGATTTAACACACGGCAACTTTGATTACCGAGCTACTTCTCCACGATTCAAGATGCAGCCTAACGGCTATTATCAAGCCGATGCGGACATTCATTCGATCTACGGCATATCGGCAACAGAGCCGGTACTTTATGTGTTTGCGCTTTCCCCTGTTGAGGTACCTAATTTCACCACCGGCGATCCGGGCATAACTGGTATTTCATTCACGAATAATGGCGCGACACCGGTAACGCGCGAGTCTCTGAATTGGGGAGCGCTTATATCGGATACGAACAATAACTCTGGTGAAGATATTCAACGCTGGTGGAATTGGAATATCAGTCAGGGCGGAACGCTCGGGGGTGAAGATACGTTTAACCTGCCAGATTTTATTTTCGGATCACCATATCAGACGAATTTAGGCCAGATTATCGGCGCAGCAGGTACGGCACAGCGCGGATTATGGGTAGAGCGGCCAAGTAGTACACCGCATCCTGATTTCTTCCAGCAGCAAAGCGATAGTGGTACGTATTACGTGTTGCCGGTTACTGCTAATGCGAGCGTGGCTGATATTGTTGCGGGTTCAAGAATTCGGGTATATAACAGAACAACAGCTACAGAGATAGTTAACCAGATCAATGCGGGTACGTCGTACAGTGCGAGCTACACGAACGGCTCGGATTATTCTGACGGCGATGTAATTGATGTTTTCTTGACGTATCAGAGTGGAACGGATGCGCGACTAGGGCAGCAGCTAACTACGGTTGCATCGGCTTCAGGCTGGTCGGTTATCGCAAGCCAAGTAGATGATGATGTTTATATTCTGAACGGCATTGATGGATCGACTCTATCAGAGTTCACGGCTGATTATATAGATGGGGAGATCGATATAACGTCGGTCAATGTCAATTATTCTCACTTAGACGCTTATGCTTGGTGGGTTTATAACCTAACGACCGAGCAGGGAATTAGGAATTTCTTTGGAGGTGTGGTTGCTGAGGACGCAGCAAACTACAGAAATGATACAAGCGTTGTGAGTATTTTTTGGGATAACCTTGTGAGTGTTAACAAGAAAGAAATAACAGGCACTCGTTTTTACAGGACTGACGGCGTTTGGCCGGTTAAGAATAACGGCGCAACGACTGGCGGCGGTGGAATGGCGTTTAATTGGCTTTCGGAGGTCTATCTAGCAACGACAGGAAGCGGGCCATTAACACCCTCTCAAGAGGCTCAATTGTCCGATGCCGCAAGCAACTCCGCTACAGCAGTAGCGCAAAACACAGCCATACAGGGCTCAGGCTTTAACACAGCTACGGATTCACTAGAGCAGATAAGCGGCAATATAGGCGGTGGCGGCGATGCTACCGAGGCCAATCAATTGCAGATTCTTTCGGATATAGCGGATCTGAATAACATAACCGGCGCACAGGCTGCGGATGCCATTTTAGCTAGAACGCTTTCGGGTGGATCTGATGGCGGAAGAACTGTTAGAGATGCGTTGAGAGCAAATCGGAATAGAGTTGTAGTTGATCCTGTTGCTAATACGATAACTGTTTACGAAGAAGACGACGCGACGGTGGCATGGAGTGGCGTTATTGCTACTGGTGAAAGGGACGCTATCAACTCGGTTGATCCGGCATGATATTTAGCTATTACGGTCGATTAACATTTAGTGGCGGGTCTATTGATCAGGGTGTGTGGGTTGTTATAGATGACAGCCCCGCAAACTGGATAGATCAGCAGGTATCTATATCGTCGTGGATGGCTATTAATGACTCAAGCGCATCATGGTCACAAATACCAGAAAGTATTGGGTCGTGGGTGGCGCAGCAAGATCAGCTGGACGTATGGCAAGATCAGCAAGACAATCAATCACTTTGGACGGTAAGCGAGCTAGATACCTCATTGTGGAGTGATGCCGAAGATCAAGTATCGGCATGGGTGGATCAAGCTGATAACAACTCATTATGGGCAGCAAGCCAAGATCAAACCGAAAACTGGAATAATATTCAAAACACAAATACAATATGGTCTCAACAATAGTCAGACAACCGAGAGGCTTTGACGCATGGCAGCAACACGAGCAGCAATAGCAAGAAAGAACAAGCAAGAAGCGCTTAGAGAGATGCTAAGCAAGCAGAAGCTAGTTGAAAAAGCTATTGATAATATTAAAAAAATGGAAGAGCTGGGTGCCGCAATGGAGCCTACCGAATTAAATGCTCTCAAATACGCCACAGACGCAAGATTGAAGCTCGTTAATAAATACCTGTCTGATCTCAAGAGCACAGAGCTATCAATGGATGGTGGAGGGGAAGGCGGAAGCCTAAAGTCTATCAAGATCGAGTTTGTCGATTGTGAAGCTCCAGATAGCAAGTAAGTTTAAGCCCTTATTTAATCCTAGCCGCTACAAAGTATTCTATGGTGGTCGAGGCGGCGCTAAGTCATGGGCTATCGCTCAGTATCTTTTAGTAAGCGGGATGCAGGAAAAGTTATTATTTTTGTGTACTCGCGAATTCCAAGGGTCAATACGCGATTCAGTCCATAGGGTACTATCAAGCCAGATAGACCGCATGGGCCTTGCTCAGTTCTATGAGATACAGCGAGACACGATTATAGGACAGAATGGCACAGAGTTTATCTTTGAAGGGTTGAAGAACAACGTAACCAAAATCAAGTCGATGGAAGGCGTTGATAAGGTTTGGTGCGAAGAGGCCGAAAGCATTACGGAGGAAAGTTGGGATATTCTGATTCCTACTATTCGTAAGCCCGGTTCTGAAATCTTAGTAACCTTCAATCCATATGATGAGCTAGACCCAACTTACCAAAAGTTTGTTGTTGAGCCCCCTAAAGATTCTATAAGCGTCAAGGTCGGATACCAAGATAATCCTTGGTTTCCTGATGAGCTTCGTCGAGAGATGGAAGAGTGTAGGGAGCGTGACTACAAAAAATACTTATGGATATGGGAAGGCGAACCGCGAGGCAATTATGAAGACTCGGTAATCAAGCCAGAGTGGTTTAGCGCGGCTATCGATGCTCATAAAAACCAAGGATGGGAAGCTAAAGGGTTTAAGTCAGTAGGGTTTGATCCTGCGGATATTGGGCCAGATGAAAAGGCGTTATGTTATGCGCATGGCTCAGTGGTTCACGATTGTATTCAGTGGTCAGAAGGAGATGTTTCCGATGCGATTAAAAAAGCCTTTAACTATGCCGAAGAAAAGAAAGCGCAATTTCTGGTGTATGACTCGGTGGGAGTGGGAACGGCAGTTAAAGTTGACCTCAAAGAAAGGCTTGGAAATTTAAAGTTAGAAGTTGAGGGCTTCAGTGGTGGTATGGCTCCAGCACAACCAGATTCAATGTATAAAGATTCAGTATTAAATAAAGAGGCTTTTCTTAATCGGCGCGCTCAGTATTATTGGGCATTGCGCGAGAGGTTTGAGAATACGTATCGATCAGTCGTTAAAGGTGAGTATATTGATCCGTCTGAAATGATCAGTATAAGCTCTGACATACAAGATTTGAGCCAGTTACGCTTGGAATTGTGTAGAATTAACCGTAAACGTGGTAGATTCTCTAAAAATCAGATTCAGATAGAGTCTAAGCAAGAGATGGAGCGGTCTCCCAACATGGCGGATGCGTTAATGATGACGTTTGCGCACAGTGGTAAGCTTAGAAGTAAGCGCAAGCCGATCAAATACCCGAGAGCATATGTAGCATGATGACAGAAAGAGAGTTGGCGGCTCTAATCGATCAAGCCGAACGGGACAGCGTGACCGAGTCGGGTGACTTTAATAGCTATAACGAGACCCTTTTCCAATATTATCAGTCCGAGCCTTTTGGTGATGAGATTGAAGGGCAGTCACAAGTGGTTACAAGTGATGTTGCCGATATCGTTGAATCTGACATGCCTTCACTGGTTCGCGTGTTCTTGTCTGGTAATACGGTGGCCGAGTTCACACCCTTAACGGGCAAAGACATTCAGGAAGTAGAAGAGAAAAACATCTACATCCCTCATGTGATAAATAATTCAAAAGACTTCTACCGTAAGTTTCACGGCTTACTCAAACAGCTTGAGATTCAATTGTTGGGCATCCTTGAATACGGTATTCGTGACGACCGCAGAGTTAGCACGATAACGCGTGAAGTTGGTAGCATTGAAGAGCTGGCCAAGCTTAAAGAAAAGATTGAAGGCGAGCCCGATGTAAGCCGGGTCGATATTACTGCCGCCGGTGAAGAGGGTGGCGAATCGCTAGAGATTGAAGTCCGAATAACCAAAGGCAGCCAAGATTTCTTCATTGAGAATATAGCAAATGAAGACATTATTCTAAGTCGTAATGCAGAGTCGAAAGACGACGCGGACATCGTTGGTAAGCGTTTCAGGAAGTCTCGTGGTGATTTGATTGCCGAGGGGTTTAATGAAGATTTGATTCGGTCTCTGCCGGCTTCAACGCCAGATGAAAATAGTTCAGCCAAGCAGGAGCGATATAAGCGGCAAGGCGGCGACACAGAAGAGAGTGATTCTATTGATCATTGGGTTAATGAGCTGGTTCAAGGTGTCGATGTGTATGCCAAGGTTGACTTTGATGAAGATGGGATACCTGAGCGGCGACACGTGATTAAGGTGGGATCAGAGGTTCTGGTAAATGAGCCTTTCGATCATGTTCCTTATGCTATAGGCTCAGCGTTATTGATGCCTATGAATATGGTGGGCAAGTCGAGAGGCGAGCAAGGCAAGACTACGCAGCGAGTACAGTCCGTATTGACCCGCAACATGCTAGATAACATCTATTCAGTTAATAACCCCGGGCATGTGGTTAACGACGATGTCGTAGAGATTGACGATATGTTAACCCAGCGGCCTAACCGCATAGTTAGGGCTAATGGCGCGATAGCTGGAAATATTCTACCTCTTGAGACGCCGTACATAGGCGACAAGGCGCTTCAGGTTATCCAGTACATGGATTCCTTGCAGACTAGGCGCACAGGCACACATTTAAGCTCTCAAGGGCTTGATGCTGACGTTCTACACAAAGAGACGGCCACACGTTTTGAGGGCGTAGAGCGCGCAGGGCAAGCTAAAATAGAGCTGGTTGTGCGTAATGTTGCTGAAACGATTGTGCGTGATCTATACGAGGGTGCCGAATGGTACTTGCGAGAGTATCAGGACGAGCCGCAGCAAATATATGTTGGTGGTCGCACGGTCACGGTCGACCCTAGCCAGTGGCAATACGATCATCCTGTGACTGTTGTTGTTGGTACTGGCGCAGGTGATAACGAGAAGACGCTTGAAACACTAGCATCTATCTATAATTTGCAGTTACAACAGAAGCAAATAGGTTCTACCCTTGCGGATGATAAGAAGATTTACAACACGCTAGAGAAGATTATTAAAGCGTCCGGTCTTCATAAGCCTGATAGATACTTTAATGACCCAGAGCGGCCTGATCAGGTTCTATTTGCTGAGAATCAGTTGCTTAAACAGCAATTGAAACAAGTTATGGCACAGCTAGAAGATCCTCTGTCCAAGGCTGAGAAGGTTAAACAGCAAGGCTCTATTGCACGCGATCAAATGAAGTACCAGTTTGAGAAGCAAATGAAAGCGGTAGAGGTTGCACAGGAAAACAAGGATCGTGAAACCGATGTATTCCTTAAGGTTGCTGAGATGGAATTAGAGCACAACACCGATATATCTGGAGCTGGACTTAATGAACAATGAGATAAACCGAGGCGAATTAGCTAGACAAGTGTTTGAAAACCCGATATATCAAGAGGCTATCACGGCTAACAAGGCGCGGCTGTTTGATATGTGGGCCAGCACGAAGTGGTTTCAGGTTCGAAAGCGAGAAGCTATTTGGAGAATGTATCGAGATGCTGAAGTAAATCAAAATTACATTGAAAAATGCATCACAACAGGTAATATGGCACGTAAAGTGCAAGACGACCAAAATAGATTAAAATCTGTGAGGTAACACAATGCTAGATAACCTTGAAGGCTCTAGTTTAAGCGAAAGCGACGTAGTAGAAAGGCTCCAAGCTAGAAGGACAAGCGAAGAGCAAGATTCGGCACCTATTGAGTCAACCGATGAAGCGGAAGAAGTGGAAGCAGTCGAGGAAGAGATTGTTGAAGCTGATGGTGATATTGAGCAAGAAGAAGTCAGCGATAGCGAAGAAGAGGCCGTTGAAACTTACCGCGTTAAAGCAAGCGGTGAAGAATTAGACGTAACCATTGATGAGCTGGTCGAAAACTTCGAGAAAGGCCAAGATTACTACAAGAAAACAAGCAAGTTGGCAGATGAGCGCAAAGCATGGGAAACCGAAAAGGCGCAAATCATGCAGACAGTTGAAGTTGAGAAGCAAAATTATGTTTCGATGGTTCAACAGTTAAACGAGCTTGTTAAAACACAAGAGCAGGACATTGATTGGGATGACCTTCGGGAAACCGATCCATCCGAGTACTTGCGACAGAAAGAGCTAGTTGAATCTCGCAAAAAGGCCGTTTCGGATGCTCAGCTTAAAATGAAGGCTGAAGTGCAGAAGCAACGCCAAGAGCAGCTTGCATCGGAGTCACAAAAGCTATTGACCGTAATGGGCGATAAGTGGAAAGACCCCGAAGTAAGGCAGAAGGATATCGAGTCTATGTATGAGTATGCGTATGCCTCTGGTATCACTCAAGA